ATCGCCAATCAGCATCGACGCCACAAGCATCATTTGAGCGACGCCCAGGCGGGTCAGGTCGCCCTTGCCGGTTTTCGGGTCGATCAGTGACGATTGATAACGTGACCACTCAAGCGGCGAAGGCATCCGTAGCGTAAGCTCGTCGCCCTCTACCGTTACCGTTTTGGTTTTACGCTCGAACCGCTTTTTCAATTGCTCTTTGCTGATTGCCATTAGTTCCACTCGTCTTCAATTTCATCATCTTCATCGCCGTCAAGAAGCTCTTGCTCTCGAACCGGCGGCAACGAAGACACGCCCCGGATATTCCCGCCTAGCTTGCGTTCGACTGCGGCCATGACTTCGGCCTGTTGGGCCTCATCCATCGACACAATACACGCAAGCCAAGCATTCTCACACTTCGGCAGATAGCCAATCTGCTGGCCGTCTGCCCTCACGATCCACTGACCATGGTCAACACGCTCACCGCGAAGGCCAGTGCCGATATGGTCAGTCAATTCGATTTCGATTTCTTCGGCCACGATTACGCCTCGGCAGTGAACGCAAGCGACGCACCGGTCATGCGAAGCGTAAACTCCGCCGACATGGTATTGTCGTTTTCAAGCGTCGGAAATTGAAACGTTTTGAAAAACGCTTGGCCAGCAAGCGTCGCGCGAGTGACGCCGCTTGTAGCCGTCGACACTTGCGGAAAAGTGATCGTGGCCGTCGAGACGCTACCAGCCAACGACGGTATGCCAAGCGTTGGGCGAAAGAAAATCGTTCCGCTAATCTCGTTTGGCGTCGCCAAGTCCGCCGGGTCCATCCGATGAAATCCTGTGTCGGCAAGAACGCTAACGTTGCGCTCACCCAACTCCCATGAACCCGGGTTGATTGAGACGATATCGCCGACCCACGCCGTAGTAATCCCGGTCGTTAGGGTGCCGGACAGAGTCAAAGTTGCCGAGTTGCCGGTCTGAAATCGCTGCGTCATTTATACGCTCTCCGTGTAGGTGATTAAGTAATCGAAAATCGTCAAATAGCGGTGTTCCTGTCCGCCGTCCGTTGGCAACTCATCTAGCGACTGATTGCCGCTGTCGATGTTCACCGAAAGAATCTGCATCGTACCCATCGCCCCTAAATGACCCACCAGTCCGCAAGTCCTAATTGCTTCAGCTATCGCGTTTGCTCCGGCTCGCGTCGATGCGTAAGCGGTGAACTCAATCCGGCATCGAGCGACACCAGCCAGCCCGTTTAACTTCGTGTCGTGTAGTGTGCTGACAACCACGTACGTCAACGCACCACCGCTTGAAACCCTGTAGGCTTGCGGCAATACGTCCGGATAAATCCGCGCACCAACCAAAGCGGCTACGCCGGTCTTTGCCGCAATGAAAGTTCGAACGGTTGTTCCGATGCCTGCCATTATTTAAGTAGTCCGCTGCCTTGCGGATTGTCCAAGTATTCCTTGATAACGCGAATCGCCGCCGACTTCGCCGCTCCGCTTGCTTCGTCTGCCGATCGCTTAACGAATTGGTTGACGGTCCTCGATCGCTTGGAGGCTTGCACCGCGTCGCGTCCCCAGTAGACCGCCCTTGCGTGGTCCTTGCTAAATAGGTTGCCGTGCCCGCCGCCATCGCTCCAAGACGGACCAACGATTGCTTTTGCTCCGGTTCGAAACCTTCGGACAACGGTCATGATAGTTGTGTGCAATGGCTTACTGCCGCTCCATCGCTGCCGCGTTCTTTGGCTCTGTAGCTTGCGTGAATTGGTTGACCTACTATCTGGCACAAGCATCAGCATTTTCGTTAACACCGGCCTTGCCGCTGACCTCATAGCCTTGTCGCAAACTGTGTATTTAACTTGTGTGTCAAGCTTTTTGAACAAATCCTGAACCTCCTTGTCGTTCAGGACAGTTAATCCGACCGATGCTTTTTTTGCGCCTTTGATTGCAACCATCACGCCACCGCCTTGCAATGAAGCTCTAAATATCTGCTCTTGCCTTCGACCGGCACGACGTGGACGATTCCATATCGTTGACCGCTTCGAGTTATCTGCATGCGAGTCGTGTAGCCCGATCGATACCGCACCGTGAATACCGCATTGATCCCTGCTTCGACTTGTCGCCCTCTTGTCGTCTCGCCGCCTGCGGTTGATTCGAAGCTTGCCGGCTCATCGACAAGCCAAGACGAAAGCGACACAACCGGCTGCCCCGCCGTGTCTTGTGTCGTGCCTTCCGTGCTGACGGTAACACGATCACGCATCTGACCAACGCGAAACATTTTGCCCGGGCGGTAGGTCATGGATACGTGGCCCTCATCCGCTTGTAAACGAGTTGGGCATATCGCGAATCGTCATAAATAGCCGTCGAATAGAGCATGTCCGGCGTCTCAAACTTATGTGCGACCAGCATCAAGATTGCTCCGCGGTCCAGTTGTGAAACGTCGGTCGTGTTCGCTCCGTATCCGGCAACGTAAACAATCTGCCATGCGTCCCACTCTTCCTGGTAAGTCGGCACCGTGTACTGTCGCCGAAACCTGACCAGCCCGTTCGGAATGTCAAGTTTGTAATCACTTGCCGAAACCGTCTGTAGCGTTCCGGCACTGTCTCGATACTTGACCGACGAAACCGATTGAAGCGGCCGAAAGCTTAGCCGTATGTTTGGCTCCCATCGCTCTTGGACATGCTCGATTGTTTGGGTGATCATCTTCGTATGCGTGTCCGCTTCCCAAGTCTCCGTTGCCTCTTGGATCAAATCGGCTAGCCGCTCATCGTGTGCCTCATCGCTTGCGGCGATGTTGAGTTGACGCTTCGCCTCTTCGATCGTGACTGGGTCGTTCGTCGGCTTGATCGTGACGCGAACGCTCGGTCCCGTTGCCGGCTCGGTCGCTTGCAAGTTCGTTAGCGTTTGCATCCTTCACTACCTCCGCCAAGTTCATCCGACACAATAGATCCGCAACCCCGCCGCCGATAACCTCGCTGTCGAGGCGATGCCCAGCAGAAAAACGCCGCCAATCGGCTTTAAGTTCTACAAACATTCCTTGACCCATTGATTCGGGTAGATGTGCTTCGCCTCAAACGTCGTCGGGTCGTGTATCACGATCATCTCTTCGAGGTGTCCGATTCTTACTTTTGGATCCAAGTACAACGAATTGCCAGCCCTTTCCCATTGTCGCCAAAAATGAATGTCGTCGTCGGTTCGGCCGTCGCCAAACTCCCCGCGTTCGTCTGCCGAGCAAATGAACCACGGTTTCGGCACGTTCTTGAGCTTGTGCAAATCGATCGCCGTCAAACCGAAATGAGCTGTCGCAACTCTGATCGGCGATTCTCCGATTTCGAGCTTGTTGCCATCACGTAATGAGGTCAGTACAACCGCATCGCCGCGACGTGCCTGAAAGCACGAAACCGCATCCGCTTCGGTGTTGACCAACGTCTGCACGACCTGCATCAAATCCGATGCGGTAAATACGCTGTCGCCATCGACTGTAACTGCGACGTCTACGCCGGCCTCAATCGATTGCTCTAGCATTTTTTGCATACACTGCCCGTAAAACACGCCGCCGCTAACCTGTAGCGGGATTCCCGTTTTTCGAAATGCTGCGTCGATAACATTTCTGCAAAAACAGTTGACGTAGCGGGGTGCCGTCATGCAGCCCGTGATCTTTACTTCTTTCGTTTCCACTTTGCGCCTCGGGTGGTTATTAAACTTAGGCCACAACGACTACGTTGCCTTGTCCGGTCGTGCCGCTTGGCCTGATCTCAGGATCCAGAACGCCGATTGCCGCGATACCAACAGCGTCAGCCGTCGCGACCGTGCCGGGCGTGCTCAGCACTCTCAGGAACCGCTTTCGCGTTCCGTCGAGATTGACGTGAAAGACGGCGACTTGTGCAGCCGTTCCAATTGCCACCGCCTTCGACAGCTCCGAGTTGAAGGTCGTGTAGCTTCCGGTCGCTGCATCCGCTTCGGTGATCGCAATAGTCACGCTAGACGATTGCGTCGCCGCGGCCCTGGTGCCGACCGCAACTTGGATCGTTGCATAATCGGCTCCGAGCGTATCAAAGGCGGCCGATACGGTAGCCGTCGAGACTTGCGGCGAAATCAAAAGAGATCGCTGTTGGGATTGTGCTTGTTTCATCTTTTTGCTTCCTGATTGTGTGTGTGATTTTCAAAAAGTGCGGCCGGCTCATCACCGGCCGCACCCGGGTCCACCCGAGGCGGCGAGTGGACTTGCTTTTTATCCGAGCTTGAGCGCGACCATCGGGCCGGCGTTCGTCGCGTCCCCGGTTTCGTGGACAACGATGTCGAATCGCTCAGTACAGCGGATGTAAATCGAATCCGAAGCGAAGCCAAGAGACGCATCACTGCGAATCTCCACACCGCGACGACTGCCCATCGTTGCGGTCATAGCAAGATCGCCGAAATAGGCGATAAACTCAGCAGATGCCGCCGTCTTTGGCAATGTCTGAATAAACCGCACGGGATAACCAAGAAACTGAAGAACCGGACCATTTCCAAGGTCTGCCGTGTTGTTTCCACCGGCTACATTCTGCAAGCGTCCAGCGGTTGCGTAGAATGCCGTTTTGCTCATGTACCACGCCGGGCTAATGCCAGGAAACTCTGGCAACATCCCAACGACAGTTTCGAAGTTTCCAAGCGTCACGTTAGCAAAGGTGGTAATGCCGGTGGCGGTCATGATCGACCCGGCGGCCAATGCGTTTTTGACGCCTACGATCCCGCCGGAAGCCGAAGTGCCGTCACCAAGCCAGCCGCAGGAATCTTCTTTGACCGCCAGAGCGTAAGCCATTTCGCGAGTCACGACGTCGGCTAGCGAGATGATCGAGTCTTCGTTCAGTTCGCTTGAAAGTTGCGTTAGAACCGCAAGCTTTTTCGCGTTCAGCTTGATTTGACCGAAAGACATTTCACTATCTGTGATCGTGTCGTTTTCGCCGACAAAGTAGGTGGTAAACCCACTAACTCGACGAGGCACTTGAGAAACCGGGCCGCTCATTGGCCATTGCATGGAGTATTGTCGGAAAGTACCGAAAGACTCCTTCAAGTCGATGAGCGTGTTTTCGAATACGTCCGGCACTAAGTAGCCGCCAGCGGAGTTGCTGTCTCCGCTGTGAGCCATTTTGACGCCGTTATCACGACACCACTGTCTGGCCCGCTCGGATCCGGCAACGGTTGCCAAAAGAAACTGACCGCTTAGGTAAGCGTCTTCAGTAGCGTTTGGCCCCTTAAAGCTTTTGAGTGCGGTCGATCGCTTTGCGGTTGCCGGTACTCTGATCCGCGGCAGCTCTTCATCGCTCGGTGCACCCTCTTTGCCTCTTGGTAGCTGGCCGCCAAGCTTCGCCACGACGTTGGCCGCTTTGATCGCGTCAAACCGCTCGGCCCGTGCGATCTGCGATTGCAAAGCCTGGATCTCGCCGGGCTTGTCCGAGGTGCCTTGTAGCTTGTCGACTTCCGCCGACTCTTCCGCGGTTAGATCGCGGTTTTCGGCTTTGGCGATTTCAAAAATCGCCTCACACTTGGCCGCAACATCGGCCATTTTCTCTCTTAGGGCTTTGATGTCCCATTGCATGGTTTCGTTCCTGTCAGTGGTGTTAGGCCACCGCCCAGAAACGACAAACGGCCCGAGCGGGTGGCGATGTTTAAGTCGCCGACCTGCCGAGCCGCTAACGAGTTGCCCGCACAAATCAGATAATACGATTTGGTAACACTCTAACGAATGCTAGAGCGTTGTCAACTACTTTTTGAAAAAACTCGCTTTCATCGGTCTTGAGCACTTGAACCGCGAACCCGCTTGCGGCTTTACGCGATCACTCTTGGCCATCGCTGCATGTCGCATTGCTAACGCCAGCGGGTGCCACGATTCGTCCGATAGCACACTGTCGCCGATCTCGGTTACGTAGCCTTCGGCCAACGCCTCTTCCGCCGTGTAATAAGTTTCGGCGTCAAGTTCCTCCATCACTTTCTTTTTTTCTTTGCCGCTGGCTTCGGCGTAAGCCTCTACGAGCACGTCGCGGTACTTGTCGAGAACGTCCGCCGTCTTTCGCAATTGCTCGGAGTTGCCGAACGTGAACGTCCATGGATTGTGATTCATCAGCATCCCGTTTTTGGCGATCAAACGACGCTCGCCAGCCATCGCGATGTAACCGGCGGCCGAATACGCTGCCGAGTCGATGATCGTGTCCGCCCCGCCAGGATGCCGCTTGATTGCGTTGTAAATGGCCCGCCCTTCGTCCACGGACCCGCCCGGGCTGTTGATGCGAATCGTCGCCCGTCGATTGCCAAGCGCCTTCAGGTCGCGAATAACGGTAGCGGAATCGATCATCCCCCAAGCCGCTTCGCCGATCACGTCATAGATAAAAAGTTCCCCAGAGTCTTTGTCAAATTCGTACATTTTTAGCCCTCCAAGGCTGGCAACAGGTCGCGGCGAACGTAGATAGAATTAACACGGGAAAGAGCGATAATCGCATAGTCGCAGATTTCGCCTCCAAGTCGATCAAGTATTTGGCCAATCGTTGCTTGAAGTACAAATCCTCCTTGCTCAAGACGCTTTCCCCATAACCATTCCGGAATATCGCCAAGAGTGCTCGGGCTGAATGCAGCATCAAAATGCTCGACGCAAATAAAAGCCGGTCGCATTTTGAAAGCAACGTCACCAGCAATATCCAAATCGATTGAATCAACATCGACAACCACGCCAGCAAATCGATTTGTTGTTAACGGTGGAAAATTATATTTTCCACGAACGTCGGCAAGGGGATAAACCTGCTTTAGTGCTTGCTGCCTAAGTTCATCTTGTTCAAAAAGAATCGCTGGGATGCCTTTCTGGTAAAGCGGCAGCAATGTTAGCGGCAAATCTTGGCCGCCGTCGCCTGCACCAATTTCGATTGCCTGATTGACGCCCAACCGCTCCGCCAAAGCGGCTAGATAACCGCTTTCGCCGAATTGCCAGCCGCCGCAGTGCTCATCAAGCCACTTAGCGGGCTCGTAAACCGTCCTGACCTGCCAATTATCCATTGCAAACCGCCTCAACTAATGCCTCTGCGCGGCCCGTCCACATCGCTACAAGCTCCGCAACGGCACCGGCTAAATCGTCTGGCCCAACTGTACCAGATAGCTCTAACAGCGTCTCATGCGATTCCTTGCAATAATCGGCCGCTATGGCTCTGTCTCCGCCAAGCTCTTCGACAACGTCGCCAAGGGTATTACGCCAGGAGCCATAGAAACGATCGATCGACCCGATAAACTTGCTCGGATTGGCCGCATAGCCGTTTACTCGCTTGGCTTCAACGCCGATCAGATGCTGTACACGCTCCGAAATGACCCGCCGATTACTTGGTCCGACCGGCTCGTTGTCTCCAGGTACTTGTTCCGTGTCTGATCGCGGATCGATCGCCGGATTGTCATACGTGTCGCCGCCATTGTATGGATTCATCGCCAAGTACTTAACGCGGATCTCGTTTGGCGACATGATCCGGCCCATTACCATCTTCGTTGCGAAGTCTGCCGTCTTGCTCATGTCTGCTTTGAGCAATGCCGAGCGGTCGAAGGTAAATGCGTGGGTATAACGCTCCTTCTGCCGTTCGGTGAGAAGCTTCGTCCATGCCTCCTGCTCGATCTTGGTTAGCCAATTGTCGAGGCACGACGTTAAATACTCGAGATTGTGTTCTTCGAGGCTGTTGTATCCTTGCGAATCGCCATCGCCTGGAATTGATCCAAGCCCAAACCATAACATTACGTCCTGTCGCTGGAATTTTCGTTGCTCAAGCCATTGGGAATCGCGGCCATTCATTGCGACCATGTTAGCCTTGATGCCTTCGCGAAGCATCGCGGTTTTGCCTGCGTTATCTTCGCCATCGTGGGCATCTCGGAAAAAGTCGAGAAACTTTTTTGCATCGTCTTCATTGCGAAACATTCCGGGCGGGGCTTCTAGAATTAGCGATCCGCTGAAACCCTTTTTCGCGAGCGAAAACACTTGCTTCTCTGCCGCTAGTCCGGTGCCGAAGCTTTCGGCTGCTGTCGCAAAAACGCTCTTGCCCTGTACGCCGTCGAAGCCAAACCCCGGCACGTGAAAAACGTCCGCATCCGGAATTGCGATCACCTTTTCCGGATGCAAAATCATATCGTTGTAGAGGCTCAAATGGTCGTCGCGATCAATGATAGTAAGATGCCACTTTTCACCATCGACCAAACCTGTGTCGCTTCGGTCTGGCAAAAGCGGGATAAGCTCTTTCGGCCTTCCCGCTGCGTCGCGAATAATCGCCGACCGCCAATTGCCCCACAATAGAGCATGCCCCATACCCTGCTGCTTCCAATGGAATGCCGTCTGGTAGACGTTCGGGCGATACCCTACAAGCCGATAGGCAGGGTGTGACGTGTCCGGCGTAACTTCACGCTCTCCGAGTCGATTAACAACCATTGGCAACTTGCCGACGTCGCCGCTTATTTTGTTAGTGCAGTACCAAACCGGTGCGTACTTGATCGATTTCGACGCCGTCATCCGTTCATCGAGGTCTTCTAGCGAAAACCCGAAGATACGGCCAGCAAATTGACGAAACCGTCCGGAGAACTGCGTTAAATAGTCCAGCATCGCATCCCTACGCTATGAAAAGGCTTCCGGTCGGTCGTGAAGGTGCAAGCATTGCCAGCCGCAATGCCATGAGCGAAGCGACTGCCGCGTCAATTTTCTCTTCGCTGTTCTTTTTGTCCGGCATCATGCGGCCGGCGCTATTTTCGTTGGTCATCATCGCCAAAAAGCAGAACCGCAAAATGTCGTCTTCATCGTCGAATGTTACCCGATTTTCACGGATCGCGGACGCTATTTCCTGCAATGGCTCGTGAAAATGGTAGGCGTTTTGAGGCATCTTAAGCACCTCTAAGCCCTTCTCTGCTAGCTCGTCGCCTAGTTGTGCCGCGTTGTAGGGGTCGTATGCCACCGCCTTGCAGCCCTGATCCCAAGCCACGGAGAGCAAATCGTCGCGAAGAGACGCCACAACGTACCGCACCCGCCTCAATTGCCCTTCATGGATCCAATCAGCCCAGGGCAGCCGCGTTAAATCGCGGGTCGTGTCTTCAACGATGAAGTTCTTTGTCGTTAGTTCGTAACGCCAAATATCCTTTCCGTCTTCGTCGCGATCGTGTGGGAATCGAGCACACGATGCTCTCGATGCAAGGTCGTCACGCCCGCCAAGGTCGATGCCAGCGGTAATGCAATCGGCAGACTTCCAATCGGACAGCGGCCCCCTGCACCGGTCGAAATCTGCTGGGTTGATAAATCGGGCGGCGCTACTAACTTTGCGGTTCCCGTGATAGCGGATAAACCGAAGCATCGCCGCCGGTGACTCTTGGGCCTTCGTTGCTTGCTCTCGGAGGTACTCGGTTTTGATCGAGACGCCGATATTTGGGTTAGCCTTTACCCAATTGCTTTCGTCAAGCGGCTCGTCATCTTCGTCAAGCTCAAAAACGTATGAAAAAAACGTTTCGTCTTTGATGTCGCCGCGGGCTACTTTCGTTGCGTAATCGTAATCCTCCTGCCAAAGCTTTGACGAATCATCTCCAGCGGTTGTGAAGTCACCGATTAGCGGTTGAACGCGGTTGCCGCTGCCGGTAACCATCGTATCGTAAAACTTTCGGTGGTACTCTTGCCAAGCATGCTTTTCGTCCATGATCACGGCATGAGGATTTAGCCCGTCATAGGGCTTGTCGCTACCGACGCATCGAATCGACCCTTGATTGTGGGCGAAGGTAATCTGCCGATTGATCCGCGTAGACGCTTTGAGGATCCGCGGAGACTTCATTCGCATCCGCTCGATTTCGGCGTACATGACCTTTTCAACTTGTTCTTTTTTGGTCGCGCACAAAATCACTTCGGCGACGCTTTCGGGCCCTCCGGTTATCGGGTTGCGGTCGATTGCGGCCAGTGCCAACGCAAGCCCAGCCCCGAGAGTACTCTTGCCGTTCTTGCGTGCCATCGACCAAAAGAATCGGCGAAACCGTCGCGACTTGTCCGACGTCCGCTTCCAGCCGAATAGGCACCAAACGCCAAAAGCTTGCCACGCTTCAAGGTTAAACGGCTTGCCTGCACTGTCGCCAATTGAATGGCAAAGCATTACCGGAAAAAAATCAACATAAGCACCAGCCGCACACGAGTCGAAGTAATAAGGAAAAGCATCGTCGCCGATCTTGTCGAGGTCGTCGACGTGACGCTGCACCGCTGCACAAACGGACGAGCACACAACCAGCCGACCGCTCAATACGCCGTCGATATAGTTGCGCACCAGCCTGTCCGGCATAAAGTCAACCACGGCCCATCCGTTCCATTAAGCTATTAAATGGGTCATCAATTGCTTCATCAAGCTTTAGGCTCGTCAATTTCTGTCGACTCGCTGGCGTTAAGCCAAGCTCTGGCAGTAATCGATTCATTTCTTCTCGATACTTGTGCAGTTCTACACTGATCGGGTTGCGAGAGATCGTTCGCTTTCCGTCTTTACTCTTTTCGACCAGCACTATCCCGGTCGTCCTTACAAGTTGGCGCGCCTTCATCCAGCCGGAATACGCTGTACAGTATGAAATTAAAATTTCTCTATTGTCACTCGAAAGAACGCCGTTTTTTCGCAAATCGCTGCATAGCTCTTTCCACTTTCGCCGTTCATGTTCATCAAAATCCTCTGGCATCTCGGGGTCGCTTCCGTCGGCAACAGGTGCTGCCTTGTTTTGCCGCTCTGGATGAATGCGATAGGTGCCGTTCGCTTTGTGTATTTCGGCCGCTATAGCCTTTCTGCCCTTTGCCATTATTTAACCCTAGCTGTAGTTCGCGGTTCAATGATTAGAATCCTTAGATAAGGTTGATCACATCGACAAGCTTTTGATAATCCAGTTCGCTTGCGTTGTGTATTTCTTTCCAAATCGATTCGTTCCGCTCTAGGTTAATCGACTCATCTTTAAGGTTTGCCCATACGTTGCTTTGCCTTGAGTGCCTGACTATTGGCCCGTTAAGGTTAAAGCACTTCCCGGATGCGTAAGCTTTCTTCTGCCAGATGAACCCTTGCCAAATGTCATCAAACCTCGCGACGTTAATAAACTGACACCACGGCCACTCCTCAGCCCTAAAAGCCAAGTTCATCCCGCAGAGTGGAAAATATCTCCCAAACTTCGGCGACCTATCAAAGCTCATCGGCCTTAGCGCACCGTGCACAAGCTGAGACGGTGCGTCGTAATCGCCGACGTGAGACCAAAAGCCCATACTTGCGGCAACAGGCATCTCAATCGTTCGGCTAAAGTATGGCGTTCCTCTGCTTGGCGGGTCGGTCACCGAGTCGAACATAACAACTGACTGAGGTTCTAACGCCTTTTCGTGCTGCTGAATGAAGTCGCTAAAACTTTGGCCATCATGTGGGAAGCAATCATCGTCTAACACGATTACTACTTCGGCCCCCTCGTCAATCGCTCGCCTGACTCCCCTATTCTTGGTCAAAGCGCATCCGCTTTTGTCTTTATCTTGCTGGAATATAACGCGATGATCGCCGGTTATTTGCCAAGCGTCTTTAAATAGATCGATTTGTTTTTGATTGTGCCACGGCACGACGATGGTGGTTTTCATTTCTTGTGGCTTTCGTCGATGATTTTAGGGACTGCCTTATGCCAGTTAATCTTGTGGTGAATGCGGGAAGTGTCGCTTCCAGGAGGGTCACCCATCGTTCCAATTTGAACGCATGACGGATTCGCCATCACCGTATAAAACGACTTGACATAGGTTCCGCTGCTTAAATACAAATCCGACATTCCTCCAGGCGTTACTTGAGTCGGCTTCTGCACGAGCATAGCTTGCATAACAGTAAAGAACAAATCGCCGCGATGCCCATACGTGACATACGCCGAAACGTCCTCATTCATGTGCCCGAAAAATGGCCCGAACCTTCTTTCAGAGTCGCAAAACCAGCTGTTCATGCACTTGCGCCTAAGTATTCTTCTGTTTAGCCTTGCCCCCTTTGGCCCAGCCCCTCCAATCCAGTCGCCCGCCTGCGACATCGCCACGGCTGAACAATTTGTTTTCTGCAAGAACAACAACATCTCGGTAAAAATCGCGTCCATACTTAACACAATTCCTGCCGTCACAAAATTTCCCTTGCTGTCAATTCGTACGCTGAATGCCGTGTAGTCGTCATCAAGCTGCACAAAGTATCGACACCCTACTTGCTTGGCTAAATCCCAACAGGCGTTGCGAGCATAGACGATTGCCTTGCGGTGGTTGAAGTTATCGCCTTCGTCGGTCCTTGCCGCCCACTCCGCTTTGTTAAACTGCAAAACCTTATCGCCGAACCGCTGCCGGTAACCATCGGCCTGCTTGTCTTCGTCGTCAATGACGATATAAACCTTGCCGGTGTAGCCTGCCTTCATCATCGTGTCGTAAG